GTCCACGTCCCGTCTGCGTTCTGGGTCGGCATGTAGTCGGAGTAGTCACCGTGACCGTAGGCCCCGGCGGTGCCGTTGAAGGTCTTGTAGTCAGTCATCCCATCACTCCGATCCGGTTCGTTCTCAGTCCCCGCGCCGCGAACGGCTCAGACTCGGGCCAGTCCAGCCACGCGGGACTTGCCTTGACGATGCGCCTACCGACGCGGACGAAGACGCTGCTTGCGGTCTGGCGCACGAGCTCGACCTTGGTTCCGGGCGGGAGTGGGCCTGGCCAGGATTCGTTGGTGGTGAGGGTCATGCTCCGTCCTTCACGTACTCGCACACCGGACAGTGCCCGTCAGGGGTCATAGGGTGAGGGGGTCGAGGTCGATCGCCTGCGGCTGCCCCGCGAACCAACTCTCGAACCTGCCGGCCAGACCTTCGGGGACAGAGTACGTCCATCCTCCGCCGTCCTTCTTCGGGAGCTTCTTGGCGACCTCAAGGACGGGGTGGTTGCTGGGGATGCACGGCGATCCCATCAGCGTGTTTCCGGTGGTCGGGTCGGTATGGTGGTAGTCGCAGTAGGAGCATTGCCAAGGGCAATCGAACGTGACCGAGGTCAACTCCTTGCGCGGCTGTCCTGACGCCTTGCGCCAGTGCGCGGTGAACTTCTCCGGCAGGATCGGGGGAAGGGTCGCGGTCTTCAGGGTGTGCCCCTCCACACCTTTGTACCAGACCTCGAGCGCGTCCATCCTCGGCTGGGCCTCATGCCGCCAGGTGTCGAGCGCGAAACGGCACTCGACGGGCGGATTGCTGCCGCCCCTGTCGATGTACTCGATGATCGCCTCGTTCTCCGGCCTCACGGTCGCGTAGACGCCGATCTGGATGCAGTTGTCCTCCTTCGGGAACTGCTCCGAGAACTTGAAGGCGTTTGGGCGCACGGTCTTGGCGTCGTAGAGGACGGTCCCCTCCTCGTCCACGTTCGGGCGGATGATCGCGTCGACCCTCCCGGCCCACGGCGGGTCCATCACCGAGAGCTCGTGCGCTACGAGGATGCCGGCCCACTGCATCGCCTCATAGGTGACGTAGTGGAGGCGGTAGGCGACCCAGAACATGAGGGCTTCGTTCGCTGCCGTGAGGGCGCCCTGGGTCTTCTTCGGTGCCCCCATGATGCGCAGGCAGGTCGCGCGCGGGCAGAACGACACCTCCGAAGCGTGGAGCCGGTCGGATTCCCAGTCGTCCTGCCCGGCGTGCTTGGGGTCGAGCCCCATGTCCTCGCCGCTCTTCAGGTAGGCGTGCCTGAGCTCGGCGAGAGTGGGGAAGTCCCCCTTCAGCGTGTGGTACATGCGTCCTCCTCAGTAACATATATCAAAACCGCAAGCGTGTCCCTGATCTAGGCCAGGGTCAGCTCAGAAAAGGAATGTCGTCGTCGGTGTCCTCGTCCACGGCGTCGAGCTTCTCCCGCGCATCGGCGATGATGTCCTCGCCGGTCAGGGCGGAAAGGATGTGCTTGAACCACGTATCCCACACGGGGATGAGCGTCTCGGTGTCGCCGCCCTGGCGGATTTCGGCGCAGACGATCTGCGTGGAGTCGTTGGCGGCGGTCTGGCGTGCGCTCAGGTTCGGGTCGAACGGGGCCTTCTGGCTCCCTTGGGCGACGGGGGCCGTGCTCTGAGCCCCCTGCTTTGCGGGCAGGACGGAGGTTGCGGTGCGGTAGATAACCTGCTGGCCGTTGTACATCTTCGGCTGCCCGTTCGGTTCGGTCGCGTACTTCTCGGTGTACGCGACGTCGACCACGGCGCCGGCCACGCAGTCCGAGAAGTAGATCTCGTCGAAGACGGAGATGTTGAGCCAGGTCCCGTCTGCGTTCTTGATGCCAAGCGCCTTGAAGGTCGCCGCCTCCCCGCTCTTGCGGCGATACTCGACGTCCTTGACGTTCTCGATCTTCACTTGTGCGTTGATCACGGGTAGGTCGCTCACGGCGTCCCTCCATATCGTCTCACCTTACAGGCGTCGCACTGCCGCCGCGTGGCGTACTTGTCATCTTTCTGGCAGCACACCGGCCAGCGCGGGTCGCCGGTCGGCTGCTCATACGGGCACCAGATGTCCCTCTGGAGCTCTTCGGCATAGGCTGCCGTCTTCTGGTCGTCTTCGTGCTGCTGGCGAAGCTCGTCGTGGCAGTCCATCATGCCGCCAGGGTCAGGAGGATGCAGAGCGCGAGCAGCACGCCGGCCGTCATCACGAACCAGGTGGCCCAGACGACGACGGCGTACAGCGGATCGGCGCGCCTCTTCCAGCGTCGGGCGCTCATGGGTCGCACCGCAGGTCGGTGAGGCAGGACGTGCAGGGCAGGGGACCGCCGCACACCGGGCAGGACGGGCGGGCGTCACCCGATGCGGCGGCTTCCTCGGCGGCGCGGTCGGCGATGGCGCGCTCGAGGGCTGCATACTCCTCGGCGCTCAGGATCAGGTTCGTCCGGCTGCAAGCCGAGACGTACACCGGGCGGTTGAACGAGATTGTGCGCAGGCGGGATTCGCTCTCGGCGCTCACATCTACCTCGATTGGCTCCACGTCAGACCTCCTCAAGTCTGGCATCGTAGCGGCGCTCCGCGCAGAACGTGCGCAGGGCCACGAGATCATCGTCCGCGAGCATTTCCCCACACGGGCACTGCCAGTGCTCACGGTCGAGCCCGAGCATATCCTCACTGGTACCGCCGCAGTGCGGGCAGACGGGCGGTTCGCTCATCGCTTGTGGGCCTCCATCCAGGCGGTGAAATCCTCCTCGCGGATACGCCATGTCTTCTGCCCGCCGGGGTTGGCGGTCGGGAAGGCGTATCCCTCGAGGTGGTCGGGGTGGTCGGGCTCGAGACGCTGCCGGATCGCGCCCACGGTCAGCCCGGAGCGCTGGCTAGCGTCTTGGACGGTAAGCCAACCGTCCGGGGCTTGGGTGATACCCTTTCCCATATCTGTTCTCCCTTGGTAGTTTGTCACCAACTGTACACCATGATGGTACCCGGCGCAAGGTGTGGGTAACCCTGCGCCGGGCTTTGGTCACGATACGAAGCGACCGCGTTCGTTCTGGACGATGTGCAGGACGGAAGCCCAGGACCATTCCGAGCTCAGGCCGTCGAGGTCGTCTCGCACCTTCGGATACTGGCAGTTCATGCCGACGATCTGCGCCGGCCTGCCGTTGAGGGTGATCCCGGTCTCATGCGTGAGGGCTTCGCGGACCTGGAGGTTGTGAGCGGGGTATCCGCGCTCCAGCAGGGATGTGAGCTCAGGCTGCATGGTCAGTCCTCCTCATCTTTCCACGTGTCGACCCACGCGGCTGCGATCTCTTCCCAGTCGACATCTTCGAGGGTGTCCCCGTCGTCGGCGCGGAGGTCTCCGAAGCTGCCGGTCTCATCACTGTCGTTCCACGGCTGCGCCCATATGGCCTCGACGTAGGAGCGGATACTCACGGCGAGTTCCTCGGTCGCCTCTTCGGGGGTGTTGGAGACGAGGGCGCGGTGGGTGAGGGAAACGAGGTCGTGATAGAAACCCTCGTCGTTGTCGAGCCACAGATTCACGTTCCATGTGGCATAGTTGCTCCAGCCGTTGTATGTCGTGTCGGTCATGACTTCCTCTCTTCGACAGCGGCGGCGAAGCGGTCATACTCGAAGCGGTCGTTGTCGTCCTCGAACATGCGACCGAACTTGACGCAGAGATCACGGCGCGTCTTGGGATTCGTCACGGTCGCGAGAATCTCGGCAATCTTGATGTAGTCCTTGCGAGTCATCGGTCCCCTCCTCAGTCGGCGTTCAGGGTCAGTGTGGCGATCCGGCGGAGCCGGCGCCGGGCGATCTGCACGCGCTTGCGGTCGTTCTGGAGCTTGCGCTTGCGGGCGCGGTCGCGCTGGGTCTTGTGGTCGATGCTCACGGGGTCCTCCTCTAGACCTGGTAACTGGGCACGTGGGCGGAGTAGCTGGAGAGGTACTCGCGCCACTTGCGTTGGTGGGTCGTGACGTGGGCGAGGTAGGGGACGGCGGAGGTGATACGGGCGCTCCCGGCGAGCTTGACGGCCTCGAGGGTCGCCTCCCGTTCTGATATCGGCCGATTGGTGAAAATCCAGAAGCCATGATCGACGACGTAGGCGCCGGAGCGCTTGCGCGTAGTGAAGGTCCAGACGTGGGGCGTGTTCTGGCCGATGTAACCGCGTCCGAGGTAGGGGCGCTCACGGATGGTTTCGGTACGGTCGCGCATGGTTCATTCCTCCGGGTTGTCGTCGCGCGAGAGCTCGAGGCATGACGGGCACAGCGGCCGGCTGCCGTCGTCGGTCGGGCGGTAGGTCGCGGCGCTTCGAAGGACGTCCTGCCCGCATACCTCACACATCACAAGAGGGTCATCGAGCGGGTAGGCTTCCGGAATACGCTCCTCGCAGTGGTCGCAGAAGAGCAAAGCATCCCCGTAGTTGATCTCCGCGCCGATGATGTACCACTGGGGGTCATCGGGGTCGATGGTGAGTTTGTCGGCCTGGCTCGCGCCGAAGCTCGCGAGGTAGAAGCTCTGTCGCTCATCTGGCATGGTGGGCCTCCTCAGTCGGGGTTGATACCACTACGCTACCCACATTAGCACACCTTAGACAGTGTGCAAGCAAGTCGTCCGATTCGGCAGAACGTTCATTCAACGGACGCGGCAGGTGCGGAGCGAGGGGCCACAAGCTGCGGCCGGCGGGTGGCCCATTCTGTAGGGGAAGGCAAGAGGTAGGGAAGGGGAAGTAAAGAGATCGCCACCCGGCACCCTCGGTGATGAGAATGATTAAACGGTCATTTAACCTTGAACGACTGTTCTATTGTCCAGAATGCGGGACAAGTGACTGCCCACGCAGGCGGGACCCAGGGGACTGCCCAGCCCTGGCTAGCTGGAGATCCACTGGGGAGGATTCCCCTGCACATGGGCACAATCCAGTGACTATCAATACCCGGGGTATTTGAAGCGTGACTCCCTCCCACCCCCGGGGAAGAGATGGTGGGTATCCACAACCCCGGACAACCCCGGACACACAAGGAGCCGATATTGCATCGCTCTGGAGCCCCCAGAACAGGCCCCCCCAAAATATTTTCAGAGGGGAAAAGACAGCCGGTACGCCTGTGCGCGTACAGCCGGTACCCTTGACGTCGAACGCCTACCTGCGGTAGAATGACTTTACAGCCGATAAGGAGGCCGACAGTGGCATCGACGAACGAACTGCGTTTCACCTTCTCCGATGAGGAGGTGGAGTTCATCCGCGCCAAGCCCAGAGGGTTCGTCCGTCGGCTCGTGCAGGAGTGTATGCAACCGCACGCGGACGGCACCGGATCGGTGGAGTGGGTCGTCTACCTGACCGCCGAGGAGTCTGAGTACGTGCGCGGCAGAAGGCTGACCGACAAGGCGGCGTGGTTCTCCAAGGTGGCGCGTATCAACATGGAGGCCCGCGCCTCCGGCAAGACGCCGTTCTACTGGCTGAGTCCGGAGGGGGAGGAGGACCTGTGAGGATCAAGCGCGACGACATCGTGTGCGACTGGTGCGGTGCCGTCATCCCGGCTCCATCCAAGAAGTACACGGAGTTGCCTGATGGGTGGGGATGGGTCTTCCGCAAGGTGATGTGCCCGCGCTGCGCCAAAGAGAGGCTTGAGATGGAGGCGAAGCCATGAGGCCGGAGGATGACCTGTGAGCACGAGGAAGATCAGCGTCACGCTCACCGAAGAGCAGTACCGGTTCGCGAAGCAGTGGGGCCGGCTGTGGCTGCGGGACGTCATCCAGTCGCTCATGGACTCCGGCTACGACGGGGAAATCCCTGAGCGGATCGTCAGAAGGCCGTGGTGGAGGTTCTGGCGATGAAGGACGCCTACCCGGGCCGCGCCCGCCCCTGCGAGGGCTGGTTCACGAAGAACGGGGACTTCATCACCGTCAGCGGCAGAAGGATCACGGGTCCGCTGTGCAAGGTCTGCGGCGGTCTGGTCTCCCAGTCCACCTGCCTTGCCTGCGGCAAGCGACAGGGGGAGCGATGATGACGCTGGGCGAGTGGCTGCGCGCCACCTACGAGGTCGAGGACGGAGAGCAGGTGGTGGTCAGGAAGGACGGCCAGGTGGTCGAGACCCACGAGCAGGGCGGCAAGGTCTCGCCCGAACTGTTCGCCGAGTACCGCGAGTACGCGAGGGGCCAGTGAACTTCTACCTTCCGAGGAAGGAAGCCGAGTTCGTCAAGAGCCAGCCGCGCGACTTCCTCGTCAAGCTCGTGCGCGCGTACATGGAGAGGCAGGCTCCGGAGCGGCCCCGGGGACCGGAGCCCAAGGGTCCGGGCCTGCCGCGCTACGGCAAGTGACGTTCCTGATCGTCGCCGTGATCGTCCTCGTGCCGGTCTGCGTGATCGGACTGGCGCTCATGCGCATCGCCGACAAGCCGACCCCGCCCTACAAGCGATGATCGCGGCCTGGATACTGTTCTGGGTCTTCTGGGTGGCCTGGGTCCTTACGCACGACGTGGTCGAGCACTACCCCGCGACGCTCATCGCCTTCGGCCTCTCCTGGCTGCTCCTCGCGCTCAGCTAGATCTTCCGCGTCGGCGTCTTCTGGCGCCAGCGGAACGGCATCCACGCCTTCGGCAGTATCCCCTTGGTCTGCGTCGAGTTGGGCAGGGCCGGAAGGCGCATGGCGGGCGGCTTCCACGAGTCCGGCATCTGCGTCGGAGCCGGCGTGCGATTCAGTTCCTTCTGCCGCGCGGCATAGGCTTTGAGTTGGTCCTGCTTGGCCTGCTCCTCCGGCGTGAGGTCCCAGCGGGTAGGGGCAGGGGCCGAGGCGTAGAGCGGGTCCTTGGCCAGCACCCAGCGCGTCTGATCGTCGTCACGCCCGTAGCTCTCCTCGATCCACTTCCAGCCGGGAGGGGCATCGTCCTTGCCGTAGACGAGTCCGGTCGGGGCGGTAGGCTCCGGTGGCGGGCTCCAGTTGTCGAGGTCGGTGATCAGCTTGCCGTTGTAGCGGTCGTAGAGCCCCACCACTTCCCCGGCCTTCATGAGCACCTTGCCGCTGGGTGAGATCAGGTCGTGCTTGAGCACGTAGGTCATCGCCCCGGTCATAGTTCGTACCCGCACCTCTCGCAGATGACCGATCCCTCTGGGTTCTTGTGGTCGCAGTCACCGCAGTTGATGGTCACGGGTTCCTTCTTGGGGGCTTTCTTGGTCGCCACGACGGCTCCTTTCGTTGACAGACCTACTATACGCTTGTGGTACAGTGCAGTCATGGGAGAGGAACTCGACGGCAGGGTCGTCCCGAAGCCGGCACGCCGTAAGCGTGGTCCGTCCGGGCCGGATGCCAAAGCCCGTGGCGACGAGATGGCGGCGATGGCCTACGTCGCGATGGAGAACGGCGACTACATCTACGGCGCCCATGCTCGCCGCCAGTACGACGAGGACGGCAACGAGGTGCCGAACACCCGTGAACTGATGCGTCTCGCAGGCTACACGGAGGGTTCCTGGGACCACTTCCCCACGACGCTCGGCAAGCGCAAGGAGTTCTGGCAACTGGTCGAGCTCTACCGCCTGCGGCGCACCGACCCGATGTTCAAGAAGGAGCAGGAGCACCTGTTGCTGGGGAAGATACTCGGCAACCTGACGCGCATGTTCTACGAGACCGCCGAGTACGCCCCCCACACGCTCTCGGTGCGCGACATCATCAGCGGCATGAAGACCATCGTCGACCTCGGCTACAAGGTGCAGGAGCACGATCCGGTGCAGGCGAGCCGCGTCAACAAGCTGCTCGAGGGCATGCCTGAAGCGCAGCGGGAGGTCGCGATCCGGGGGCTGAAGGAGAAGGCGGAGGCCGACCTCAAGGCGCTGGAGGCACTGGAGAAGGCGCACAAGGCAGTCGAGAATGGCTAGCACGGCCGTCGACCCGGACAAGGCGTTCGCCACCCTCGACGACGAATCCCAGTTCAAGTGGCTGATGCTCGACTCGCCGATGGCCGAGCAACTGTTCGCGGCCCACTACCTCGACCTCGACCTCGACCCCTATCAGGTCTTCATCCTGCGCATGCTCCGTGGCCGCTTCCACTCCGATGAGGAAGTCTGGCGCTTCGTCAACGACAACCACATGGACTGGATGTTCGAGAACGGCTGGATTCGCCACGTCACCACGCGCGGTGAACCGAAGGAGGGCGTCTCGCCCTACTACTGGGAGAAGCCCAACGTCCTCATCCTCGTCCCGGCCGGCTTCGGCAAGACCACCATCGTCTCCACGCGGGTGCTCCCGGTCATGGAAGTCTGCGACAACCCCAACTCGCGGATGCAGTACATCGGCAAGAACGAGACCGAGGCGTTCTCCTTCTCGACCAACATCCGCCAGGAGCTCCAGAACCCCAAGCTGATCGCCGATTTCGGCAAGTTCCGGCCCGAAGACAAGAACGTCTCCTGGTCGAACAACGCTTTCTCGGTCCAGCAGCGCCAGTACAGGGACGTGCGCGAGAACGCCGAGTTCTTCGGCACCAACTCCCACGCCGCCCTGGGCAAGCGCTCTGACAGGGTGCTGATGGACGACATCGAGACCCCGGACACGGCCAACACCCCCGATACCCGCCAGAAGCTCCTGCACTGGGTGCGGATCGGGCCTCTGACCTCGGCGCGTCCCATCTGGCCGAAGGACAAGAAGGGAAACGTGCTCATCCCCAAGCGTCTCAACTGGTCACGCACGTCACGCTACTGGGGTACTGGCGTCGTCGGCACCATCTTCCACCCCGAAGCCCTTTACGCGATGCTGATGCGCGACCCGACCTTCACCTGCATCAAGTTCGACTGCTTCAGGGACAAGAAGCAGACCGTCTCGCTCTCGGACAAGATGCTCACGGTGGAAGACCTCGACAGGGAAAGGCAGTCGATTGGCACTCTCGCTTTCAACAAACGCTACCGCAACATCGCTTTCGACGAGTCGGAGATGGCATTTCGTGAGGCGTGGATACGGGGGCAAGAGGAGGAAGCCAACGGACAACGGGTACAGCACCCCGGTTGTCTCGACCGCGAGAGTTCGTTCGGAGAGTTTGGAGAAGGATGGGACCTGTACTGCGGATTCGACCCGGCCAGCGGATCGAAGAGCCGCTTCTCCGCCCACTCCGCCTATGTGATCCTCGGCATCGACAAGACCGACGAGGAGAAGCGCATCCACCTCATCGACTACCGCAAGATGCAGGACAACTTCGACCGCATGCTCGACCATCTGCTCGAAGGGAACCCGCTCTACGGCATCGAAGGACTACATGAGAAGTACCACTACCGTCAGGCGACCGTCGAGAAGAACGCCTTTGGCCTCTGGCTGCTCAACAACGACCGCATGAAGCCCTACATCGACTCGGGCATCGTCAAGCCCTCGTGGACAGGCTCGAACAAGCACGATCCGATAGCCGGCGTCTTCGGCATGAGCGAGATGATGCAGAACGGGCGCTTCCGCATCCCCTACAAGGAGCCGTCCGACCAGGAGAAGGCAGAGGAGTTCATCGGAGAACTCTTGGTCTTCCCCAAGAGCACGAACGATGTGGTGATGGCGATGTGGCTCGCCCAGATACCGATCCGCAACGCCACCAACACTCTCAGGTCGTGGTTCACCCCGGGAGGCAAGGGCAAGATGGTGCGGAACCCCGCGTGGGACAGGTGACAGGCGTGGTAGACTTGTTCGACTATCTTCCTAGCTAGGGGGTACGCTCCCGCTGATGGCAGCGTCGATCAAAGAAATCCTCAAGCTGCGTCAGCAACTCGAGGAGCGCGATTCCGAACGGAACAACTCCTACGACGAGTCGGTCAAGTTCTACGCCGGCAGCGACCTCAAGACCGCCAAGAAGCAGGGCTTCGTCGGCGGTATCATGCAGGGTCTCTCGTCCATCTTCTCCGCCCCCGCAGACAACGAAGACGCCGAACTCCGCACCCCCATCAACGTCATCAAGGGTGCCGTCGAGAACAAGGTCGCCTTCCTCGCTCTCCCGCCCACAGTCAGGGTCATCGAACCACCCGACTCACTGGCCCCCGGCTCGGCCGTCCCCACCGGGCCAACCCCCTCCGGCGCTGCACCGGAGGACATGGGGGCGCCACTGCTCTCACCTCCTCAGCAGGCGGCGCCCCCAGACCTTTCCCAGATGCCGCCCGGCATGCCTCCGGTACCGCCGTCAGGGCCGACTGAGGAACCTCGCGGAGATTGGGGTATCGACCTGGCCGACCGGCTGGAGTGCGTCGTCAAGTCCATCATGGACTTCTCCAACATGCCCAAGCGCTGTCGCGACGTGGCATGGAGCATGAGCGTGATGGACGGGGCCGTCATCGGCGTCTGGCCCGACTTCAAGCATGGCAAACCAAGAATCTTCACCCGTACCCCGCAGGACTTCTACCCCGTAGCCTCTGATCCAGATGGGCTTGAGCTGTCCAAGGCGGTATGGGTCGAAGAACTCAGTGGTCACGACATCTCGGCGCGGTGGGGGAACGACAAGTACGTCGGTCGCGACGATGTCAAGGTGACCTTCTACATCGACGAGGAGAAGTTCTGCACCATCCTCGACGACAAAGAGTGGGCGCACTCCCCCGTCGACAACACGGTCGGCTTCGTGCCCATCGTCTGCGTCGGCTCACTGGGGATGCCGGGGATGATCTTCGGCGGCAACGACGTCCGCGACGCCATTCCCATCGCCAAGGAGATCAACTACCACATGAGTCTCCTCGACGACGTGGCTGCCGCGACGATCAACCCGACCGTCGTCATCACCGACCCGCTCAACGTCTCGAACTTCGTCGCACTTGGCAAGGGCGGCGTCATCGAGGTGAACGCAGGCGGGCGCGTCGACACGGTCGGGCCGCAGAGCCTTCCCAACGCCTTCTGGCAGCTAGGCGCCACCCTCCAGAACTGGCTCGACGTGGTCATGGACAACCCGGCAGTGCTGAGAGGCGAGTCGGGCTCGTCCATCGTCACCGGCAAGGGCTTCAACAGCCAACTCGGCCCCATCGCCGCGCGGATGCAGACACGGCTCGAGATCGTGATGAGCGCGTGGCGACAGACGCTCAAGTACGCGCTGATGATGTGGGCTGATTTCCCGGGCATCAACGGCAAGCTCAAGGCCAGCGGAGTCAAGAACAACGAGACCTTCTACATCGAGGCCGAACCGGCTGATTTCATGGTCGACGGCAAGATTTGGACCGAACTCGAGGTCTTCCTCTCCGCTCAGAGCTACATCGACCGTCAGGGCAACGAGGTCATGCTGATGCAGCTTGTCCAGAACGAACTGCTCTCGCGCGACACGGCGATGGACAACCTTCCCCAGATCACGAACAAGAAGCGTGAGAACGCCAACATCGACCGCGACCGCAAGTGGAAGGCCGAGGGCATGGCGATTGCGAACGCGGCGGCGCAGAGTCCGATGACGGCGAACGTCCCGCTGATGAGCCAGGAGTACACCAACTACGGCCTCGAGCGCGGCCTCATGGGTGAGATGCCGGCGATGCCCGGCCCGGAGGCGAGCATGCCTCCTGCTCCAGAGGGTCCGCCGCCTGAGATGCCGCCTGAGATGCCGCCGCCTGCCGAGGGCATGACGATAGCCGCTGCCGAGGGCGAAATCGACACCGCCGCCGAGGTCCTCGACGCGATGCGGGAGTTCTTCGCAGGCATCCCGAAGCTCAAGGGTTCGGTCTGGTTCGGTGGCGACCCCGTGCTCGCTCCGGAGCGCATCGTCAGCACCGAGTGGAACGTCACCGTCTGGGTCACAGACCCGCAAGACCAGGGCACCATCACCCGCGCTGCGGAGAAGGTCGAAGAGGTCTACGGTCACATCAAGTTCGTCCGTGGCGTCCCTGCACCTGATGAACAGGCTATTCAGGTCGCAGGGGAAGGAGGTGGTCCGGAAGAGCCCCAGCCTACCGAAGAAGCTCCCCCCGACCTCTCTGCGAGCCCTGACCTCGAAGCGATGATGGGCGGGCTCTGATGGCGGGGCGCGGCACGATCAGCGTGAACCAGAGCAAGCAGTACGGCGACCAGAAGGCGCTCGACGCGATGAAGGCGACCACGACGACGCCGATGACCGGGGTACCGACTCCCGCGCCGTCTGCCGGCCGTCCGCCGGGTCCTTCCCAGGGGCAGCCGCAGGGAGGTCCGTCAGCGCAAGCCGACATCGACCCCGGCCACATGACCAAGATGGAAGAACTGGCCCTTGCCCTGCGGGTGAAGCAGTACTGGGACTCCGTCGCCGCTCAGTACCCGTCCTCGTGGTCGAAGATGTACGCCGCCGACGCGGACGAGAACTACCAGCGCATCGCCCACGAGATGCGGTCAGTCACGCCGTTCTTCTCCTGACATGCCGCTCATCGGCCCAGGCGACAAGCCGTACCGCAAGAGTAAGAAGAGGAAGAAGAGGGAAGCCGCCAACACTGGCGGGAGGACGTGGGCAGACGCAAAGGCCCCGAAAGCACCGCCGCGCTTTCCCAGTCCGGTAGCCGCTCCGCCGATCCCCGTCGCTCCGCCGCCGATGCGGTCGACGCCGCAGGAAGCGACCTACGGCCTCAACCTCAAGAACCTCTCGCAAGCCTACTTCGAGAAGTACCAGACGTTCCCGAACGCTGTCCAGACGTACTTCATGCTGAACAACGCCAACGGCGAACTGTGGAGTCCTGACGAGTGGCGCAAGCTGCTTGCTCCCGGCAAGGCCGCTCCATCGCCGCTGTTCCTTGAGTTCTCGAAGCTCGGCGCCGGGAGGAGAGACCCGCTGGCGCGTCGCAAGAAGGTGAAGTGGGCTGAGGACGACCTCAGATCGCTCGGTCCAAAAGCCACCCCGAAGGACGCCGACTGGGTCCGCCAACTGGCGAACCGGCCGATGCACACGCTGGGGAAGACGTGGGGCGGCAAGGGCGCGAACCGCATCAACAACGACGACATCAAGATGATCAACGACGCCCGTATCTGGTACGGCGGGACACAGTTGAAGATTCGCATCAACGAGAACATCGCGGAGCGTGAGGAAGAGGAGGCTCTGCGCGAAGACGCTGCCAACGAGCCGGATACCGTCGTGAAACACGAGGAAGCGCAGTCGCAGTTCCGGTACGACCCGCGCATGGGGAACGCTCCGCGCTTCACGCAGCAGGGCAGGACGCTCGCGCAGAGAGCGGCAGAAGCGACCGGCACCATCGTGATGGGACTCCCCGGAGAAGATCAGGTCGGAGGAGTCGGCGGCAGAAGTGGAGGGGGAAGAGGTGGCCGTCGCGCCGATGGTGGCGACTTCGCCTTCGCCATCAGCGAGCAGGACAACCCTTGGCTGCGACAGGTCGAGCTCCCAGATTTCGCCGCCGTTCCACGTCACCTGAGCGAACTCAGGGACCGCACCAGGATAGACATCGAGCACCTGAGCCTCTCGGAGCGCGACGCCTACGTCTCCAAGGCGCACAACATGGTCGAGTGGAAGCGCTACTGGGCCGGCGTCATGGAGGAGAACGGTGAGAAGGTCCCGTTCGACCCTGACAACCTCGACTGGACTCCTGCGGCGCAGAAGCAGTACCACCGCTACCTGTGGATGCGGCTTCTCCCCTACGCCGTCCAGTCGAAGGACGCGCAGGTCCGCGACCAGGCTCTCACGGCGATGCAGAGCGTCTACCCTGAACTCCTCGGGACGGCGTACACCGACCCGCGTGGCAAGACGGCGCTCAAGCCCATCGACATGCTGGCGAACCTCAATGACGTGCTCCAGTCGATCCCCGACCAGGAGGACCAGAAGGCGTACCTCTTCAGCGCCTTCAAGATGGGCCGCGATCCGGGTGACTCCGACGTCAAGGTCAGGAACGACTACGTCTCTCAGTTCGGCCAGTCCGCGCTTCCGTCAGAAGAGGTGGCGAACTACAGGGAGCACCTGCTCACCGTCAACAAGATCATGGCGTGGCCGTTCGAGAAGCTCACCGAGGGGATGCGCTACTTCGGCGAGGCGACCGACTTCGGGTTCGAGGCGCTCGGCAGGCAGAACGGGACGCTGGGGATGATCGGCGACGGTCTGGAGCGCGCCTACAACGCCGGGATTCTGGAGACCAACCCGTTCACCTCACAGGCCGCTCCGTGGGCCATTTCCAAGGCCCACCAAGCGGGGACGATGTTCATCGACGTACTTCATGACTGGGCTTACCTCGCAGCCACCACCCCGGAAGAGCGAGAAGCGATAGCGAAGGACCCCGAGAAGTACATCGGGAAGGACATCCACGGCGGTGACCTCTCGTGGTGGGAGATCGGCGTGCGCGGCGACGTCCCCGAGACGACAGAGGGCGATTTCTGGGTACCCGGTGGCATACCGCTCTGGCACGAGTGGGTGAAGAAATGGGACGAGGCAGCCGGTCAGGACGCCTTCGTCCACTTGGGCGAGGGTTTCTCGGACGAGCGCGGCTGGTCAGACGACGACTGGCGCCGGCAGGGGACCCGTGACCTGATGACGGTCGTCTCGCTGGTCGCCATGCTCAAGGCAGGCAAGCTAGCGGACACGTACTTCATCCGGCCTGGGGTAGCGAAGGCGGCGCGAGGAGCGTTCGATGCCGCTCGCCGCCTTGACGACAGGGCGCGAGGCCCGGGGAAAGAGGCCGGATTCATCGGTGAGGACGGTATCGGACCTGATTTCGTCCAGGGCAAGCCCGCCAAGCCGACAGAGGACGTCTGGAACGCCAACCTCGATGACCTCCCCGAAGAGGCACGCACCCGCTATGGCGAACTGAGAGCCGAATACGAGGGACTCAGCGAAGAACTGATGCGGGACGCCGGAAGGCCGGAGCGTGCGGCTGCTGGAGATGCCGCGAATGTGGTGAGTCCGAGTGACGTGCGGGCAAGGATTCGCGAGCATGGTGGAATCAACCTTGACGCCGAAGGGACCAAGGCGTTCATCGACGGGACATTCCGTGGCAGTGAGCGGTCGGGAGAGTTCCGGGGACTCGGTCGCAGGGGGAAGGGACTCGGCCTTGACGAACTCGCAGCCAGCCTGAAGGAGGAGTGGCCTGGTCTTCCGTTCGATGATGCTGAGAGTCTGCTCGAGTACATCCGCAGCGATGCTGGCGGGCAAGGTGCTGGCAGGGGACTTCCCGCATCCGACGTGCGCGCGAAGATGGCGAGGCTGGACGAACTGGAGAACGACGCCGCCGATCTCATCGCAGGCCGCAGGATTCCTGAACGCCAGACGGCTCCGAAGGTAGAGGAACCGGACTGGATGCGCGACGAGGGAACCATTGACGCTCCCGACCCCCTCTTCGACCGCTCCGAGTTCATCGGCGAGGGCCAGCAGTCCGGGCTCGACATCGCCATCGACGACGCTGCGCGTAAGACGGAACCCGTCGCTCGTATGCCTGAACGCTCTCCCGAAGAGATGCCAGGACAGACAGCGATGGGGGAGACACCCCCCAAGGCTGGAGAACCAGCCACTGCCCCAGATGGAGTGAAGGTCAGGGATGTGGAGACTCCCGAAGGCCCGGTGACGGTCGATGCCTCCGTCGCTCCCGCCGTGCAGCGGCTCAACGACGCAGGCTACAAGACCCACCAGTCCCACGGCGTGAAGTCTGACCACCCCGCAGGCCACCCCGCGAGAAAGGCCGGCCCCTACGTCGAGTTCGCCGTGAGGGACCTGGGAGACGCCGCCACGAGGGGGCAGAAGATTTCCGCCATCCGCGCCGCCGCGAAGGAGACGGGCAGCGAAATCGTAGACGGCAAGGCGACCATCGACGGGGCAGAACACTCCACCATCATCGTCCGCACCCCCGATGTCGATGCCTTCACCGACGCTCTCCTCGGGGATCGTGGAGCCGTCCCGCCAGAAGGCGCTCCTCCGGTCAGGCAAGGCTTCTCCGATGGCCTTCCGCCGACCCACCCGGACTATCTTCACCTCAAGGTCCTGATGACGGTCTCCGAGTACATCGCCGCCGTGCTGGAGGTCGGTGACGCTGCGGTGATCTCGAGGATGCTCAACATCCCCGACCCGGCCGTGCTTCCCGTCGAACTGCGCTCCGTGGTCAAGCGCAACGTCCACCGGATGCAGCAGACCAAGGACCCGGACATCGTGCTCGCCGCCATCGACGAGATCGTGGATGCCGGCGTGGACACCATCGACCCGATGGGGCCGTCGTTCTTCCGCGCCCAGAAGGTCCGTGCCTACGAGAACGCCGTCGCCGCTGCCGACATGCTCGGCCCGCTCGGCAGGCCGCTGGCCGACATCACCTCGACCTTCCTCACGCCTATCCACATGAACCGAGAGGTCCCATTCCGTGATGCGGACAGGCACGTCAGGAACATCGGCATGAGCGTGCGTATGGGACGTCGCCGCATGACCAAGGACGACATGGACGAGCTCAGGGTGTTCGAGCAGCGCATCTGGGAGACGGACGACCCGATAGCTCGCAACCGCGTCCTCGAGGACTTCCAGCAGGCCGTGCTGCGGAACATGAAGGAAGAGGGCACGCTCGACTCCTACCGCAAGTTCGAGAAGGACATCCTCTCAGCGCGGGCGAAGTGGGTGAAGACCACCTTCCCGAACGTCAAGATGGAAGCCTACGGAAAGAACTCCAGCGTGACGCCGACGCTTGGACGCCTCTACGCCGAGATCGCCGACTACCGCAAGAAGGCAGCCGAAGCAGAGGCGGCTGGAAAGGCAGACGTGGCGGCGGTGTGGACCGCTCAGGCTGACGGAGTGGAGGGGCTGCTCAAACGCCAGCAGGATGCGGGTCGTATCTACACGGACGCACAGAAGCACCCCGAGAAGTACCGCATGAAGGGCGACGACGGACGCGACCTGGTGACCGCAAGCGGCGAGTACGTGATGAACGAGTCCTACCGGGATGCCGTGGCAGACCTGCGCGCGTTGGGCACGGAGCAGCCGGTGTGGATGTACCAGATGAAGAAGAGCCTGACCGTGGACGAGTTCGACCCGCGTTTCCTTGCCTGGCACCAGTCCGGTCGCGCGGCAGCGAAGTTCATGAAGTACGACACGCTGTTCGCCGATCCGCTGGTCCGGATGTGGAAACGCTGGACGCTCGCCGGCCTGGGGTTCCCGCTGCGCGTCTACGCCGGAGACGAGTTCTGGCGCCTTCCGATGGAAGGCATCGGTCCTACCGAGTATGCAGCCGCAAGGGCAGCGGTCAAGGAGATGCGCGGCGACATCACCAGAGCAGAGCGCAAGCGTCTCACGGAGCTCAACGGCAAGAAGGAGCTCACCGAACCGGAGGCGGCGGAACTGGCGCGCATCGAGGAGAAGGCCCGCCCCAAGGTACCGGACGACGTTCTGGAGCTCATCAAGAACAACCCCGACTTCGTCGATGCCGACTTCGGTGGTCTCTACCAGGACTACTGGCAGATTCTTTCCCCCATCTCGGAGACGCTGGCGGACGGCACCGTCAAGGTCCGTCTTCCCGACGACCCGAGGTATCTGCCGAAGGTCCGCTCGGACATGGGACGGTTCGCGGAAGAGCCCGCGATCCAGAGGCTTCTGAAGCGCGACGACTGGACACGGGAAGAGGCCCTTCAGGAGATACGGAACTGGATGCTCGAGGACTCTGAGAGCGGGGCCGCACTGCGCACGTACCTCGTCGAGACGAAGCGCATCACCCTGCCGATGTCTGACCTCAAGACCGGCGCCCTCAAACGTGTCCTCATCATGCCGTCGAGTGGTTCGGCCCGCCACCTCGCCAACGTCATGGACGACTGGGTCGACATGTACATCAACATGCAGCGCAGTCCCGAGATGCTGGATGCGCTGCGCAAGGGGCACATCGACCTGCCCACGCTCCAGCGTATCGGCGAGACCAACCCTGCCGCTCTTCCACCGGTCCCGGTCGGACACTTCGACACGCTCACCAGGTACCCGTGGCTGCGCAGGGCCGACCTTCTCAGTTTGGCCTACGAGCGCATCACCCTGCCTCTTCTCCAGACGCTCGGCGGGAGGGTCAAGGACGCGCTCTTCGGCCACGAGTACCTCAAGCAGCGTGACGCCATCCTCGCCAAGAACCCGGGGATGGACCCTGCCGTCGTCATGGAGCAGGCAGCCGGCCGCGCCGCCCACTACGTCGAGCGCACCACCTACACGCGCAACGCGACCGTCTTCGAGGACATGGCCCGCAACCACATCCTGTTCATCAACTCGTACCGCCAGTTCTGGCAGTACTGGATGACGAAGATGGTGACGAACCCGGCGACGATGGCAACGCTGTGGAACGTCGCCCCGGAGCGAGAAGACCCCGGCATCATGGGATTCTTCGCCAAGAACTTCTCCAGCTTCATGCCCTTCTTCCTGCAAGCAAAGGACTTCGAGGAGTCAAGGGAGAAGACGCCCGGGGCGATGATGAAGGGCATCCTGCAACCGCCCGGACCGGGACCGATAGCAAGTCCGTTCCTCGGCTACTTCATCCGCAAGACGTTCGACACCGATCCCAGCGAACTTCCATTCGGCGCCAGCATGGGTGAGGGCATGCAGCCGCTCCAGCGACTCGGGACCTTGAGCAAGGGACTGTTCAACATCACCCTCCCGCTTTCGACCGACAACACGAACAGCCAGGCCATCATGCGCGCGTGGGAGAAGGAGACGGTCGACATCGAGGAGTACAACACTCCCGGCACCGGAGTCGGCCGGCAGCAACTCCAGAGCCACCTCCCCTTCCCGTACTCAGCGATGACCTGGGTACGCGACAAGGTGAACGAGAACGGGCCGGAGTGGATCAAGGACCACATCTTCGGTGACCAGGTCGCATCGCTTGAGATGGTCAGAGCGCTCACGGGTACTCCGAGTTTCCTCATCGTGCCCAAGCCGCCCATCTACACCAAGTACCGGGAAGAGGCTGCAAAGTACTTCGAGTTGATGAAGGAGGGGCAGCCGCTCCGCGCCGCCACCTACCTTGAGGGAACGGAGCGCTACCAGTACGTCAAGCAGTACAACGAGACGACCGACCCGGAGGAGCGCTCCGCTCTGCTGGAAGAGAACCCGTGGATCGCGCCGCTCGCGCGCAGCAACTTCATCTACGAGGACGAGGGCGTGCTGCTCTTCGATGACGACGTGAAGCGTGAGGAGAACCCCAAGGCCATGTGGAACTTCCGCGAACTGCTCCGCAAGCAGTACGGCGGCTTCGAGACCGACCCCGATACGGGCGAGGTGAAGGACAACACCGAGAACTTCTACGTCGGGGACATCCTGCGCGCCGACCAGTGGCCGAAGGTGCAGAAGCATCTCAACGACATCCGAAAGCTCGCGGAGGACGCAGCGCGCGAGCTCGCGACCAAGGACGGGACGTTCAACAAGAAGCGCTACGACATGCACATATACCAGTGGGAGAAGCGCACCAGCCACGACCTCAAGCTTGGCAAGTGGGTCGAAAGACCAGACGCTCCGGCCTGGTACGACAGGTACGTCGAGCGGCACAAGGGGAAGTTGAGCCGGAACCTGCCCGAAGGCTGGGACGTCCATTCCTACTGGCACCCCGGCGAGTACGAGAAGGTCGCGGTCGGGTTCTACAAGAGCGACTTCGTAGGAGGTCCGTTCGAGCCCAGTGAGGACCAGATGCAGCTTGCGCTCCGCATGATCGAGAACGGGCTCGTTCCCGACCACATCGCCGCGAAGTGGATGGCGAAGGGCACCGCCAGCGGAGCCGTGGCGCGGAAGGTCGATAGGGAGGCCATCGACGGCTACCGCAGCCAGGTCATCGACATCATCAGTGACGAGTTCTACGACCTCGACCAGAAGGTCCTCAACCACATCGGATACGACTTCGGACCAGAAGTGGACAAGGCCATCGAGAAGATTCAGGACATGTACTATGCGCGTATGGGGAACCCCAAGTGGGTGGACGCTATGGGGGGCACATCGACGCGCGAGTACCGCGACGAGCGCAACCGCTTCCACGCCTACAAGGACAAGGTCTTCAGGTCGATCAAGGGCGGTGAGGCGTTCATCGGCGGCACGGCAGAGCGCATCCTCCACACGCCGTTCCTCGTCGGGACCGAGAGCATGGACTTCCCCGGACCCGGTTCCCGCAACAACACCGCCCTCTGGCTGACGTACCTCAAGGAAGCGCGCAAGGACACCCCGAATCTGAAACTCGTGAAGCGGATGCGGGATGCGCTGACCGACGAACTGCCCGGCCGTCTTGGGTCGCAGCAGGCGGCGGTTGACTGGGTGGCTGTCGCTGCGGTGGCGAAGACGATGCGCAACCAGATGAAGACCAGCTACAGCGAGTACTACGAGGGACCGGGAAACTCGGTCTACTCCAACGCCGGCAAGGCGATGGTCGCCAAGCTGGAGCAGTACATCGTCTCGCTCGCCAAGAAGAAGAACGAGCGCACCACGTTCGGGCGCGATCTCAGGCGCTACGGATGGGACGCTCACAGTCTCGCATTCGACATGCTCGAGTGGTACTGGAACTAAAGAAGGGAGGTACGCATGGCCGACGACAAGAAGAAGCCGAAGGTGGATGAGCCCAAGACAGCCGCAGAGAAGAAGGCCGAGGCAAAGGCGGCAGAAGAGCGTCTTGACTACTGGACGAAGCGCTATCTCGACGCCATAGGCGTTGGCGCACGTAAGTTCGAGAGCCTCTCCAAAGAGGCGAAGGAACTCATCCGTTGGGCAGCACAGACCAAGCAGATGCCGTCCATCGCTGCCTTCCTCGAGCGGATGCGCGAGGCGGACCCGGATTCGTACCTGCTCACAAAGCCCGGAAAGACGCGGGCGACCGCTGCACGCGATCTTCTGCGTGACGTCCTCAAGGGCCAGTTCAATCTCAACGACAAGGAGATCAAGGCCCTCATCGTCAAGTTCGCCATCGGCGACCCGACCAAGCTGACCGACTCCAACTTCTTCCGCCGCTACGTGATGCACCTGGACTCGTTCAAGACGGCCTACGCAGGCTTCGCTGCGTGGTGGCGCCAGCGTACCGGCGTCGCTGCGACGGCTGGTGGCGACACCTACCAGGGCTTCGTCAAGTGGCAGCAACTCCGCGATGCCTACGTGCAGGACTACCAAAGCAGGTTCGGGTCCGCTGCCGTCATCCCGGATGAACTGCTCAACCGTGCGCTCATGGGGAACTGGGCACTCGACTCGCCCCAGTGGAACGAGGCCCTCCTGGCCGATCCTTCGTGGAGCGGCGTCGAGTCCTACCAGCAGCGGGTCGAGTACTTCAAGGACCAGTGGAACGCCATCTTCGCCGGCACCGAGTACGAGGACATGGACCCGCCATCCGCCCTCATGCACAAGTTCGGGGCCAACAAGAACCTCGAGTGGAGCGAGGTGTTCCAGACCTCCATCCGTGACTCCGAGGCGTTCCGCAGCGCCTTCCCTGATTTCGAGGCGTTCGCAGAGGCGAGTTTCAAGCGCACCGGCATGCAGCCGGGGACCATCCAGATCAACGACTACTTCAGGCGCCGCGCCGACTACATCGAGATTTACAAGGGCATCATGGAGGACCCTGACGCGATGCCGGATTCCGCAGTACTCGGGGAGGCCCTCGCGAACAACTGGAGTGACACCCAGTGGGAGCTCTCGGTCAAGAAGAACGACCCGCAGTACAAGAACAGTCCCGCATCGAAGAACAGGGGGGTGGCTTTCGACAACTACTGGAAGCGCGTCTTCGGAGAGAACTCCGTCCCTGACGGCGGACTTCGGGACGAGTTCATCAGGGGGACGCTCTCTGAGCCCTCTTCCATGTGGGAGCAGATCAAGGGGACCAGCGAGTTCCGCAGTCAGTACTCCATGTGGGAGACCTTCGCTGCCGCCCAGAACGCCCAAGGCAACGTGGTCATGGACGACCCCGGCCTCTACAAGAAGTACCAGAAGGCGTTTTACGATGCCTTCGCCAATCAGGGCATCCAGGTACCCGGTGGGTTCGACCGCATGTTCTTCGCCAGCGGCATCGACCCCGGCGACTTCGCCCAGAACATCGAGCAGTTCTCGGAGCAGGGCGAGGCGTACAAGTGGCAGAGTGGGGAGCAGGCGGACCTCGCCACCACGGCCGGCATCGGCGACAAGACGGCCGGAGGCGACCTGCGCAAGAAGCTGTCCGACGCGATCCGGCAGCACCAGACCTTCGCACAGAGCAAGTTCACCAACTTCCGCATGGAAGAGAAGAGCGACAAGCTGGCTCAGAAAATCTGAGAACCGCGCCCGTTGGCGCACGCATAGGAGCATACGATGGCAGACGAAGAAACGCGGGACGAGACCGTCGACACCGACACCATCTGGCAGCGTCTTGGTGTCACCGACCCGGACGAGGAGTTCGTTGAAGAGGAAGAGGCCGCAGAGGAAGAGGCCGTCAAGGAGGACAAGCTCGACAAGAAGCTCTCCTCGCGCGTCGACAACCTCGAAAAGAAGTTCCGTCAGGAACGACTGGCCCAGGCCAAGGAGAAGTTCCTCGAGAGCGCCGATCCGCTGGAGAAGGACCTGTTCAAGGCGATCTCCGGTGACGTCAAGGACCCGGAAGCCCTCGATCACGCCATCGAACTGGTCAAGGCGCGTGCTGAGAAGATGAAGGAGACCGAGGCTGCCGCCAAGGAGCAACTCGAGCGTTCGTGGGGAGTCGCCAACCCGGGCCATGCGGCCAAGCCGTCAGAGGACGAGGAGAAGCGTCTGGCAGAGCGTATCGCCTCCGGCGACACCAAGGCCGGGTTCGCAGCCCTCATCGGTGACGATCCCATGTTGCAGGGTCGTATCTAGACACAAGTGCTATCCTTAGTGGGTAGTAGGACAGGCGATAGGGAGCAATCGCAGCGTGCGTTGCCGGCCTTCGCCACAGGCGAATAGCCTCCGTGCTTTCGGCCCTGATGTCTAACGAAAGGAATCTGAAAGCGATTTTAGGGTCGCGGTGAAGTGACCCTGAAAGGAGGCCAACATGGCGTGGCCTGCTCCTGGCGCCGATGTCGCCAGTTATGACAAGACTGCCAACACGATGGGTCGCACCGTCGACTCCGTCCTGTGGCCGATGCTCTGCGCGAAGTCGCAGCTTCTCGACCGCATCCCCAAGATGCCGGTCGACAACGTCAAGTTCGAGTGGGAGACGGCGAACACCAACTCCCGCATCTACACCGAGAGTTCGCACTCCGACACCACCATCGACGGGTCGGGCGCGGCATCCAACTGTCACGTCGTCCTCACGTCGGTCGCTGGCTTGCAGGAGGGAGCGATCCTGCGCAATGCCACCCGCGCGACCCCCATCGGTACCTACGGGGCCGATGAGCTCATGCAGGTGACGGGCATCTCGACGCTGGACGTGACGGTCACCCGCGACTACGCCCGCCAGAACAGCGGCACCGGCTCGACCGCTCACGCCCTCGGCGACACCTTCGAGGTGCTGTGGAGCCCCAAGGAAGAGGGTTCGACTCCGAACGAGAACAAGTACCGTGACGTCTCGATCACCGAGAACTACACCAACATCCTCGACTTCTACCTGACCGTCACCGGATCACAGCTTGCGAGCAAGCGTCTGGTCGCAGGCGACACTCTCCAGCGTCAGTTCGAGGACCGTCTCGTCGAGCTCAAGAACGACATGGAGAGCATGTTCCTGTACGGCGCCCTCAACTACGGTGGTGCCGGCACGGAGTCCAACGCCCACGCCGGTTCGGACGCTTACGTCCGCACGACCAAGGGCTTCCAGAACTTCATCTGCGCCAGCGGCGGCAACGTCGACTACACGAGCAAGGCGGTCACGGAAGAGGCGATCAACACCCTGTTCCTGAACCTGCTCACCAACGGCGTCGACATGAGCGACACGTTCATCACCGTCGCCCACCCGCAGAACATCCGCACGATCAACGCCTTCGGGGCCGACAAGGTGCGCATCACCCAGGACGAGACCAAGTGGGGCCGCGCGCTCAAGACGCTGGAGACCGACCTCGGCGTCACGACCGAACTGGTCCCCTGCCTCAACTGCTCCAAGAGCGACCTGTTCATCATCGACACCAAGAAGGTCGCGCTGGCCGAGTTCCGCCCCTTCGTCAAGATGGAGTGGGGGATCGACACCTCGAACCCCGATGGCACCGATGCGTGGAAGCAGCGGTACCTCGGCGAGTACGGCGTCAAGGTCGTCGACGGCACCAAGAGCCACGGCGCCCTCGGCTACATCAGCTGGTGATCTGAAACCCACGGACAGACCGGGGAGCGTCCCTGAACGGGGCGCTCCCCGCCTCGAAAGGAGCCTGATATGGGCAAGTACGGTCCAGACATCGGCCCCAACATCGGCAACGCATCGCGGATGCCGAGTGCCAACGGTGCGCACAACTTCCAGCGCACCTACTTCAAGAGCACCTCGACCAGTGGCGACGTGCGTGCCCACTACGAGGACCTCTACTTCAACTCCACCGGGGGTGGCGAGACCATCCGCGTGCGCGGCATCGCCAACACCGCATCGTCGGCCACTGGGGCCACGATCAACGCCATCCACGCCACCGGCAGGGTGGCAGCCGGCAAGACCGTCTCCGGCGCCCTGAACGCCATCCGTGCGACGCTCGAGGTCGCGGGTACCACCCCGACCCCCGGCGGCACGCTGGCCGCGCTCCAGCTTGACAGCAACATCTCAACAGGCTGGACGGCCGGGAACAACGACGCCTTCATCCGCGTCGGCAACACGGGGGCTGGCCTCGTCGGGAACCTGCTCAACATCACCGACGCAGCGGCCAGCCAGTCGGCGACGGCGCTGTTCACCAGCTTCAAGACGGCGACCCAAGTCGGTAAGTTCGGCATCAAGATCAGGGTCAACGGTGCGGACCGCTGGATTCTCTGCACCGACACGGCGCCGACTGCCTGATGGCCTGCGAACGGTGCGGGCGGTGTTGTCATGACTTCGGGATGTTGGTCGCCGATGACGACGACATCGCCCGCCTGTTCACCTATCACGGCTTCGAGGCTCTCGACGCCCCGGAGGGTATCTACGTCAAGGGGTCGAACCCCTGTGAACATCTGCGCATGGACGACGGTCAGGCGACGTGCCTCATCTATGGTGAGCGCCCGGGAATCTGCCGCAAGTTCCTCTGCGAGAAAGCGAGAAAGGGCATGCCCCTGACCATCGAACAGTTGATGGAACGCCGCGAAGACCTGGTCGCCCAGATGCGCACCCGTCTTGCTGAAGCAGACCAGGCGAAGGCTGACGCGCACGCCATCGAGGGAGCCATCCAGCAGATCGACTGGAGCATCAGCAAGATCGAAGAGTCTTCTGATTCCAACGAGGAGACGACGGGATGAAAAGCCTGGTGGCCTCCCCCCATGCGGAGTTCAAGGATTACTCCTTCTCCCGCTGGGCGGAGGCCACCGCTTCGTATGACCGCCTGCTTTCCTTCTTCATCGCCGACTCGCTGTACGCCCGCAAGGTACAGGCGATGGGCATACAGGCCGTCTTCTACGACAGCGTGCCGGAAAGCGGGAGAAAGGGCCGGAACGCCATCTACGGCCCGATGTACAACGTGGCGTGGCGGACCATCGTCGAGAACGCCGGAGACTACACGCACATCCTCTCCCTTGATACGGACGTCATCCCGAGTGGTGACATCCTCTCGGCGATGGAGGCTGAATACGACGGCGGCTTCCTCCGCCACGGGGTGCCCTGGCGATCCTGCTACCGCAGGCCGGGGCTCTATACCTACGAGAACTCCTGCACCTTCGCCGCCGTAGAGGACTGGGCAGCGGCACTCGACAAGGCAGACTCCCTCGGCCCGCGCTGCACGCTGTACGAGGTCGTCGGCCACCACGACTTCCTCCCGCACAAGGACGTGATGCTCATGGACATCGAGCATCTGGACGACGGGATCGACGCACGATGAGACACGGTGAACGGTTGAACCAAACCACACGAAACCTGGAGGTCATCCATGGCGCTTCGCATCAGTACACCGACCGTAGATGACGAGAAAGTCCTCTTCACCGGGACTCTCGCCATCAGCGGCATCCTCTACCTCCGCTGCGACTGTGACATGCACAGTCCAGCGACCAGCGCCGTGGACTGGCGCGTCAAGGCCGACAAGGCATCCACGATGCTCTTCTACAAGTCGCGCGTCAACGCCACCTCCGGTACCCTCGTCCTCACGGACGCCACCGCCGTCGATGACGGCGACACCTTCGTCCTCAACGGCCTCACCTTCACCGCCGAAGCGACCGAAGGTGATGCCACCGCGGCGACCCGCAAGTACTGGATGGGGGCGAACAACGGCATCGCCGCCGTCAACCTGACGGCTCTGCTCAACGACCCCGTCTACGGCGTCCCTGGGGTGACCTTCAGCGTGGTCGCCGGTTCCGGCATCGACACGATCACCGCGCAGGCAACCACGGCTCCCTACCTCCAGTTCGGGCAGGGCACCTCCGCCGCGAACGAGGTCGCGTGGACCGACACGACGCTCACCAATCTCGCCCGTGATGCGGCAGTGACACAGGTCACCGGAGCGGCGACGACCGGCCTCGGCACCATCTACCGCCAGATGGCTGACGGCTACCCCTACTGCTACCTCGGCTACACCAGCACGGACGGCGCCGCCACGACCGCTCTCACAGTCGGATCGTCCACCCACCTGTCCCTCTAATGGAGAACTGCCCTCACTGCGGCAGAGCACTGGCCGGCGAAATCTGCATCCTCCACGGCTTCGTCGGCAAGAAGACGGACGAGGAGTTCGGCCGCGTCCCCATCGGGGGCATCATCATGTACTCCGGTTCGGCCACGCTTCTTCCCTCTGGGTGGAAGCTCTGTGACGGGACGTTCGGCACCCCCGACCTCAGAGACAAGTTCATCCTCGGGGCCGGTAACAGTTACGCCGTAGGTGGTACTGGCGGCTCCAACGCCGCCCACTCCCACTCGCTCTCCGTCAGCGGCACCAGCGGGTCTGGTACCTCGCACTCGCATACCGTCACGCCAGCAGACCACGCCAGCGTCGACACGCAGACACAGACACTCTCGCACACCCATACGTATGGGTCAGTGACCAATGATGACGGAGAAGCTGGGAATGCGTTCAACCCCGGCACCCAGACGCCAACAATCACTCGTGCCGCCGTTGCTCACACGCACTCCTTCTCTGGCACTACCGGGCAGGCTAGCTCGACCTCCCATGCTCACACGATAAACGCCTATTCGCACTCACAGGCGACTAGCTCCTCGGAGGCGTCACACACGCACACCACGGGCGGCACCGGCACCTCTGGCACCGCATCCTCAATGCCCGCCTACTATGCGCTGGCCTTCATAATGAGACTGACATGACGCCAGAAGAATCATCAGAAATCCTGAAGCTCGCCGGTGCAGTCGGCGCGATGAACGCCAGGCTCGACGCGATGGAAGACGCGCGCCGCGAGGGGCGGGCACTCATCCAGACGCGCCTCGACGACATGGACGACTGCCGCAAGGAGGCCCGCGCCGCCGACCGGGCCTGGCGCGAGGCGGTGCGCGGCGACATCGACCAGATCAAAGGCTGCGTGACGGAGATGCCATGTCTCATGGACGCGAAGATACGGGCCTGCCGCGAGCAGCGCGAGGTCGTCACGCACGACGCCGTCGAGAACGCCATGCGCCATCACGTGCTCGAGGACGTGGCGACTGATTGGCGCACGTGGCTAGCGTTCGCGTTCGGCGTCGCCGGAATCCTGTACGGGATATTGAAGTGAAGGAGAACGCGATGGAACCGAAGACCATCTACGGCGACGGCGAGACGTTCGTGCGCGTCGACGACGAGTCCGTGACACTGACCGACGACGACGGCGCGGTCACCATCGTCCTGAGTCGCGCCGCGTTCCGCGAGGTCGTGATCGGCTGGGAACGGCTGCTGGACAGGGAGGGCGAGTAGTGGCCCGGTACCTCTCCTACGGCGACCGTGGCCCGCAGGTGAAGCGGCTCCAGCGGGCGCTGAACGACAACCCGTACTACAAGCCCAAGCCGCTGCTCAAGGTCGACGGCGAGATGAAGGTGCACACCTGCTCGGCGGTGCAGGACGCCAAGTTCCGCATCGGCTACCCGAAGGAGCATCTGGACCCGGACGCCCGCGACCAGATCGCGGGCGACCTCCTGCTCAGTCTGCTCGAGGGCCGCACCAAACTGCCGCCCGAGTACGTGCGCCGTCGCAAGGCACGGCTCGCCGCCGCGAAGAAGCGCAGCCGCATCCTGAGCAAGCAGACGCTCATGCGACGGCGTGCCCTGCGCATCATCAAGGGCGAGATCGGGACGATGGAGCGCGGTGGGAACACCAACCGTATTAAGTACAACGACTGGTGGGGCTGGGGTCCGGTCGCGTACTGCGTCATCGGCATCTCGTGGTCATGGGTGAAGGCTGGCTCTACGGCGTTCAAGAAGGGCTCCCGATGGGCCGGGACCGATGTGATGCTGGCCGACGCGAAGGCCGGCCGCAACGGGATCCACCTCACCAGCAGCCCGCGGGCGGGCTGTCCCGGCGTCATCGACTTCAACGGCAAGAGCGACCCGGACCACGCCATCACGTTCGTGAAGTGGGCGAACCGCGAGAAGACGCTCGTCGCAACCGCGGAGTTCAACACGACCAGCAGCGGCGGCGTCGCCGGCGTCTGGTACAAGACCCGGCCAGCCTGGCAGTGCTGGTGGTTCGAAATCGAGAGATAGGAGGCCCTGATGGCCAACGCAGTCTACCCCAAGGCGCTCAAGAAGTTCCTCGACGGCGACATCGACCTGCTCACGAACGTGATCAAGGTGATGATCGTCGACACCAACGACGAGACCTACAACGCCGCCGACGAGTTCATGGCCGACATCACGGCGGCCGCGCGCGTCGGCGCCTCGGCGGCGCTCGACGGCAAGACCACGACCGGCGGCGTGTTCGACGCCAACGACGCGACCTGGGCGGCCGTCACCGGCGACCCCTCCGAGTGCGTCGTCGTGTACGTCGATACCGGGAACGTCGCCACCGACTCGCTCATCTGCTGGATCGACACCTGGGCCTCGGGCAACCCGTTCACGCCCAACGGCGGCGGCTTCACGATGCAGTGGAACGGCTCCGGAATCTTCAGTATCTGAGAGGTGAGCAATGGCCGACGGCCTCCTGATAGACGAAGGGACCGGCAAGACCGTCTCCACCGACGACTGCTCCACCGCCGGGCACGTCGCCCGCACCAAGCTCTGCTACTCAGCCGACGGCGACGCCACCCACATCACGGCCGACGCCAATGGCCTCGAGGTCCAGGGCGCCGGTACGGCCGGCAGCGCCGCGGGCGGCGTCGTCAGCGTGCAGGGCGTGGCCAGCGGCACCGTGCTCCCGGTCTCGGACGGTGGCGGCGCGCTGACCGTCGACCAGGCGACCGCCGCGAATCTCAACATGACCGAAGCCAGCGCGGCCTCGATCCTGACCGGCGTGCAGTTGCTCGACGACGCCGTCTACGCCGACGACGCCGACTGGACCGACTCGTCGTCCAAGCACATCCTGGTCGGCGGTCTGTATCAGTCCACTCCCCAGACCATAACGGACGGGGACGTGGGCCCGCTGCAGACCGACTCGACCGGGAAGCTGCTGGTCGGGAACCCGTCCATCGCCGGGACCGCGGGCACGCCGAACGCGGGCGTGCTGTCGGTCCAGGGCGTCACGTCGATGACCGCGCTCGAGACGAACCCGACCCTCAACGTCGCGAAGTGCATCCAGTGGTCGCACTACTCGAACGAGTACACCACGACCCAGACATCGACCGACCTCGTGGCCCTGTCTGGTTCGACCAAGTTCTACATCGGTCGCCTGACCATCGGCACGGGCGGGACCACGGCGGGCCTCGTGACCGTGTACTTCGGCACCGGGGCGTACTCGGCGGGGACGAGCAAGACCGTGTTCCGGGGCAACTTCGCGCCGGCGGCGACGACCTATCCCGGCGTCGTCATCGGCAACGGGGCCGCGCCGTTCATCGTCTCGGCTGCGGGGGACGCGCTCAAGATAACGACGTCGGCGGCGATGACCGTCTACGTTCAGGTCGACTACATCAGGGTCTGACCCGTGGCCATCAGTCTCCTCCGCACCACCGAGAGCCACCCCGGGACCACCGGCAGCGTCAGTCAGGGGTCGTATACGTGGGCGCTGGGTCAGGCCGGGGACGCACCCAAGGGCATCGTGGTCTTCACGATGCAGGGCGTGAGTGCGACCGAGGTCGCGACCGCCGTCACCTACGGCGGCGTCTCGCTGTCAAAGGTCGACGGCGCGTCGGCGGCAGACACCGCGACCGAACCGGGCCGCGTCACGGCTTGGTTCCTCGGCTCCAGCGTCCCGTCCGGTGCGCCGACCGGCGGCATCGTCGTCACGCGCACTAACAACACGACGGTCCAGTACGCGGTCGGGTTCCTGCTCGGCGGCGCACGCGACACGCGCATCGTCGGCACGCCTGTACTCCAGCAGGAGAACGGCACCATCGCCGCCCAGACCATCAACGACGGCCTCGGTAGTGGCCAGACCAGCATCGTGCTTGCCGCTGCCTACTCGGGCGACAACACGCCTGCGCCCGCTGCGGCGACCAGCATGACCGCGGCCGGTCAGTTGTCTGGCACCTATGCGTACAGCTTCGGCTCTGCCTACGAGACGACCCCGACCTACGGCTCGCGCTCACGCGGCTGCTCACAGACGACCTCGGACGACTGCGCCCACGTCATCATCGCCGTCACCGACGAGGAGCTCGCGGTCGCGCTCGGTCCCATGTTCCTCGGCGGCGGCTACTTCTGAGAGAGAGGGAATCATGCTCGTCCACATCATCTGTCCAACCTGCGGCGCGCTGCTCGGGAAGCGGAACCTGACCTACAAGCACACGTGCCCGGCGCCGCCACCGCCGCCGCCTCCACCGCCGCCCGTCGAACCACCACCGCCGCCGCCTCCGGTCGAGCCGCCGCCGCCGCCTCCTCCGGTCGAACCGCCGCCGCCGCCGCCACCGCCGGCCACGTCCTTCAACGTCAGGGACTACGGAGCGAAGGGCGACGGGACCACTGACGACCGCGCCGCGATCATCGCCGCGGTCGCCGCCGCCGGGACCGCTCCGGTGTACTTCCCGGCCGGCACGTACTACTGCGCGTCGACCCTCGTCATTCCGGCACGGGTACGGATGCAGGGGCCAGCGGTGTCCGCGCTGCCGTACCCGGTCGCGGGCTGTCAGGTTCCCACCGCCTGGATAAAGGGCGCGGTCCAGTACGGAAGCGACAGCGCGTTCAGCGACCTGCGATTCGGCGACTTCGGCAAGGACGGCTGCCGCAACCAGCACGGGGCCGCGCGCACCACGTTCACCCGCTGCCAGTTCAGGGGCGGCGGCACGGCCTCGATGCGCTACCCGATCCGCTTCGGCGGCGACGACAGGCTGGCCTCCTGTGACCACATCACGCTGACAGACTGCAACGTCGAGCGTGGTCTGGGCGACGGCACGACCGCCGGGAACAACGTGGGCTTCATGGAGAACTGCTCCAGCACGGGTGGCTCGCACATGGAGTACATCACCTTCGCCGGCTGTCACTTCGGCGTCAGCAACGGACGCACGGACATTGCCCGTAACATCGGCGCACCGAGAGGCAACGTCGAGCTCTACCAGAAGCCGACGAGCGGGCACACGGGCGCCCGGACCGGCTGGCACCACATCGACTTCACCAAGTGCGTGTTCGAGGCCGCGGACAAGTTCACGCTCGACATCCCCGGAGCCGAGTACGCGGGCAAGCACACCGACGGCTACTGCGTCGTCGACACCTGCACCATCTACGGCGGCGGCGCGGACCGCAGTGGCAGTCTCGCGGACGCTATCGTCATCGAGGGCGTGAACTACGTCACGGTGAACAACTGCGACATCTACCCGGCGTTCGACCAACTGCTGACCATCCAGACGTTCCACGGCGTGGATACGAACAACTGGGTCATCACGAACAACCGATTCCACGCCGACGACTTCACCCACTCCGGGATCACGGCGCGCAGCAACGAGCAGCCCATCGACCTCCAGGGTACGGGCATCTTCACCGGCAACACCTACCACGGGAACGGCGGGACTAACACGCTGATGGTCCTCGGTGGCGGGTACTGGGTCGCGAACTGCGTCATCACCGGCAACGAGTTCCACGAACTGCGCACCAGCGCAGCAACCGGACCTATGGTGCGCATCAGCAACGCCACGAACTGCACCATCACCGGGAACACGTTCCAGACCGAGCACACGAGCAACCCGACCTTCTACTACTCGGGCACGAACACCGGCACGACCGTGATCAACGGCACGAACAACACGCTCATTCACGCATAGGGGGCAGGCCGTGGCGCTGGAGGAGATAGGGACCGCATCCACCGGCGGGACCAGCACGTCGAACATCGCCCTGACGCACGGCCTGACCATCGCATCGGGGGATGTGCTCATCGCGTTCACCCACAACGACGTGTACAACGTCACGCAGACCGATAACAACGGCTCCACCCCGTTCACCCGCTCTCACGATGTGGTCATCCCGACGGACGCCTCGCACGGCTACGTCTGGGAGCGGGTGGCCGGGGCGTCCGAACCATCCACCTACAACTGGACGATGAGCGCGGCCCCGTCGTTCTCAATCGTCCTGCGGCAGTTCCGGGGCGTCGACACGGTGAACATCTGGGACGTGGCCCCGTCGGGCGCCACGACCGCCACGGGAACCTCAAGCAATAGCCCGCTGGCCCCGGACATCACCATCACCAACGCCGGGGCGATGGGGCTGCTGGCCATCTACGTAGACTCATCCAGCGCGACGATGAGCAACCCGACGAACTCGTACACCGATGAGGTCGAGAACGGCCAGCGTGCGCTGGCGAGCTACCGGCGCGCAGGCCTCAGTGCCGGGGCCGTCGGCACCGCAGGCGCGACGTGCAGCGCGGTCGACGACTGGGCCGCAATCCACTGTGCGCTGAAACCCGCCGCTGCCGCCGCCACGCTCGACCGCTCGTTCCTGATAGCGCGCGGGATAGGGATCGGCTGACATGGCGTGGAAGGGCTACCTCTTCCCGTTCTGGTACAAGCCCGCGAGCGGGGCACCGCCGCAGTCCGCGGCCGCGACCTTCACGAGCCGCACGCCGGAGCTGTATGCCCCGACCCCCGCCCCTGGAGCGGTCACCGCCGCTGCGACCTTCACGAGCCGCACGGCGACCGTCTACCAGCCGACTCCGTCCCCCGGGACGGCGGTGGCCTCGGCGACCTTCACGAGCCGCAGCGCCGCCGTCTACCAGCCCAGCGGCGCGGGCGACGCCGAGGCGACCTTCACGAGCCGCACGGCGATCGCCTACGAGCCGACGCCGGCGCCGGGCGCGGTCACCGCGACCGCGACGCTGGCCAGCCGCACGCCGGAGCTCTACCAGCCGACCCCGATTCCGGGGTCGCGCACCGCCGAGGCCGAGCTGACGAGCCGCACGGCGTCCGTGTTCTCGCCGACGCCCGTGCCCGCCGGCGTCGTCGCCGAGGCGACCTTCACGAGCCGCACGGCCACGGTGCCGCAGCCGGCGGCGCTGCCCGGATCCGCCGCCGCCGAGGCCGGGCTGGTCTCCAGGACAGCGACGCTCTACCAGCCGACGCCGCTGCCCGGGTCCGTCACGGCGATCGCGGAGTTCGTCTCGCGCACGGCGTATGCTGCCTCTATCAGTTACCGGGACACCGGGCCGTGCGCAAGCACGAAGCGGCTCCGGGTCAGGGTTGCGAACAAACTTCCCGACAACACCACGCGCAAGGGCATCACCGTTGTGAACAAGCGACCTGACAACACCAAACACAAGGGGGTGATCGTATGTCGGTAACGCTTGCCAATCTCATAGACGCGGTCAATGACGAGCTCGAGAACCATGCCATGCGTGGGTCATCGGAGTCGGAGGGAGATGGGGAGACGACCGCGTTCATCGTCCCCCCTGTCGGCACCACCATCATCGACGACGCGAAGTGGTCGGTTTACGTAGACGGTGTCGGTACGACGGACTTCACGATGGACTTCGACAGCGGCGTCTGCACGTTCAACGGGGCTCCTGCTGACGGCGCCGTGCTGCTGTTCATCTACAACTACGTCTTCTGGACGGACGGGCTGGTCACCCAGGCGATCAACGCCGCCATCGACAACCTCTTCCCGGCTCTCTATGTGAGCACCGCCTACACGATCACCAGTGACGGGACATCCTACGAGTACGCCATGCCCATCGGCCCCGACAACGCCCGCAAGACGATCACCGCCTTCACCGTCGCCAACCCGACCACCGTCATTTGTGCCTCCCACGGCTTCTCCTCCGGGACCATCGTCACCATCTCCGGCTCCGATTCGACTCCTTCTGCTGACGGCGACTACGAAGTCACGTCCATCAGCACCAACACCTTCTCCATCCCGATCAACGTCACCGTCGCCGGCACGACCGGAACCGCGTCCCGGCCACCGTCGACACAGTTCATCACCGCCATCGACCAGCGCGCCTCGGCCACCGACCCCTGGAAGCGGCTGCGCAGGGCGAAGCGGTACGAGGTCTTCCACGACGAGGGCACCATCACGGCACGCTTCTACACCGCCCCTTCCTCCGGCTTCCTCCGTGCGCACTGCATCTGCCGGCCGACCACCCTCACGGCGTCGACCGACTCCATCGAGACCGTGAGTGGTCTCCCGACCAGGGCCAAGGACGCCATCATCTCCTACGCCTGCTGGTACCTGCTGGGGCAGAAGCTCGCACCGCGCGTCAGGAGCGACATGGCCGTGACCACGCAGAACTCCGGGGCTCTGCTCCCCAGCCAGATGAACTACGCTGGGCAGAGTTACCTGATGCGCTTCCAGTTCCAACTGGCGTCCCTGCGGATGCCCCCGTGGAGCATGACATGAACATCGGCGGACACGATCTGCTCATCACCGACCGAGATGGGGTGTCCCACGGCTACGTGATCGCCACGGGCAGGGCAGAGAACCCGGTCGTCCATGTGAAGACGTCTCCGAACGTCCCGCTCCCGACGTCCTCGACCAGCCCCACGCAGGCAGGCGGCATCTACGACGTCCGCGACTCTGAGCACGCCAAGGCCATCGCCCACCTCGACTGGACCCTGGGGGCCGGCCAGCGCTCCCTCGACACATCGGACGCCAACGCCTCGAGGTTCTTCGCGTCGGAGAACATGGACATCTCCCGCCCGGGTGAACTGCGCCTCCTGCGCTCCGTCAGTGACACCGCTGCGGTCAACGTCATCGGGCCTGTGTTCACGGCCCTTGGGTACACCTGGATGGGGGAGTCCAACGGCGTCCTCAAGTACACCGCCGACAACGGCGCCAACTGGACGACCTGCACGGGCATCACCTCGACCGGTTCCATCTCCGGCTACGCCACGGACGGGACCAAGGTCTTCATCTGCATCCCCTCTGGAGCGGCCAACTCCATCTACGTCAATTCGGCGGCGGCTCCTGGCACCTTCGCCAAGTTCGGGACCGATGGGACCACCAGCGCCATCCGTCACCTCGCCTACTCCGGCGGCATGCTGTTCGCTGCGACAGCCGCCAAGGTGGCGATGGTGGACTCGACCACCGGGATCGTCTCCACCTCCTCCAGCCAGATGACCCCGTCCTTCATCAACAGCACGATGAGCAGCGTGGCCCTCGTGAACGCCGGCAACGCCGTCTTCTGGGTGGTCAGCCAGGGATCGCGCTCGTTCGTCTACCGCATCACCGTCGATGCCAACGCCAAGACCATGTACACCGAGCAGTACATGGAGATGCCGACTGGGTTCATCGCCACCTGCGCCATCGGCTACCTCTCCGTCGTCTACGTCGGTGGCTACTACGAGAGTGCGACCTCGGGAGTCGGGAAAGGCGTCGTCTACATCGCCGCCGACAGCCACGCGGCTCCGCTGTTCGAGATCGGCGAGTACCCAGAGAACACGCTCAACCCGACCAGTGCTGAGAACGACAACCGTATCTGGGCGTTGACCTCCGGGTCGAAGGACCTCTTCGTGCTCACCAACAGGGCCGTCTACAAGTGGGACATCGACGACACCGGCTACTCGCACCAGTTCGACTTCCCCGGGACCGGCGCATCGGAGCTCGTCACCTCGTGGAACGCCGGCTCGTCCTACTCGTGGGACGGCACGGACGACGGCGGCGGTGCGCCCTCCTACCAGTTCCCCAGCGGCTACACCCGCACCACCTCGGGCACCGGGACGACGACTTGGAGTTACGCAGGAGGAATAGCGACGGCGGCGGCTGCTACGGGCACGCTCACCACCATCGCCACCGGCTCACCGACAGGCGGGGAGGCACTTTCCAACACCACCGGCACCACGATGCAGATCGTCTTCGGGTCGGCCATGAGCGGTGGTTCGTCAACCGGCTACGTCGGCTACATCCGTGACGGCGCGCGACAGATGAAGTTCGCTGCGAACTGCGGCCCCTACAGCACCTCGTTCGTCCTTGCGCTGTATGAGTGGGACGGGTCGGCCTGGGCCCTGACGTCGTCTCCTGCTCCGATGTGGAAAACCGGTACCAAGGGCGTAGCGCACACCGTGACGGTGACGCTGAAGGGGATCACTGCCACCGCCCAGCTTGACGGCGGCACCGCCCTCACCACGACGAAGACGAAGGCGACCACCGACGCCGGCGAGATCAAGCACGAGATCACGACGAACGCCGCCGGCTATGCGACCACGGTCGCCATCGACTCCATCCTGCTCAACTCTGTCGGGGCTTCTGCCTCGGGTGAGATCGTTGACGCTCTCTTCCGCCCCTCCATCGCCTACACCAAGGGCAACCTCATGGCTCCCTACGCCGATGCCTCCGATGCGGTGAGCAAGAGCATCACGAGCATCAGTGTCGAGGCGGGGGCGACCACCATCGTGACTGCGGCCGGCCACGGGATCACCGGGTCCACCCAGGTGGTCAACATCTCGGGCTCGAACTCGACGCCGTCCATCGACGGCAACCGGGTGGCGACCTACCTGACCGCCGACACCTTCTCGCTGGCCGTCGATGTGACCATCGCCGGGAACACCGGGACGTTGAAGTACAACCCCTCTACCGGCTACTCGAAGACGGGGACGGGAGTGGCGGCGTCGGGATCGCTCACCCAGTCTGTGACCTCCTTCCACTCGGGCTCGCTGCTCAAGGACTTCCGCGCCATAGAGGTGACGCACGACGCCATCCCGGCAGGGGCCACGGTGACGATGGACTGGAGCATCGACGGCGCGACGGGCAACTCCATCGGCACGACGACGGGTACCCACACCGTCTTCCCCATCAACCAGCAGGGCTACTCGATACAGCCCAGGATCATGCTCACCCGGGACACCACGGGCACCGTCTCTCCAGTGGTCCGGGCGGTCAACGTCATCTGGGACTTCGTCAAGAACGAGAAGCACCAGTACCTGCTCGACTGCACGAGCGGAGCGGGTGACGGGCGCTGGAACGAAGACCCTGAGGAGGCGATCAGTTTCCTCTTCGATTCTGCCGACGAGCAGGCCACCTTCTACGACCGCTTCAAGGGCTCGTACACGGGAACCATCGACAGCGTGCAGTTCTCGCAGGCGAACAGGTCGAAGCGGGGCGGCTACGAGGGCATCGTGCAAGTGAGCATCATCGAAGACTAAACCGATTCTAGGGGGGTCAAAAGCCCCGGTAGGGTGAGGAGTCCACTACACCTACCGGGGCTTCATTTTGCCCCCTCTACGTGCGTCTCAGGGGGTGCTGCCCACCCCATACCGCTTGTCCTGCGGGATGAGGAAGTTGTACGCGAAGGCGATGACGGCTGCGATGCCTGCGGCGGCGACTCCCTTCCACTCCCCGGTGGAGAGGTCGAAGATGCCGGTGCCGTACACCATCAGCTGCCCCAGTGTCGCGGAGAGGAAGACGAGAAGAAGGGTCTTCGCGATGGAGATTGCCGGGTTCATGTATCACCTCCGTTCATCCGGTAGTCGTTCACAGCGCCCACGGGCGCCAGCCCTGACGCTTCCAGACCCAGAGCCCGGCCTTGAGGTTCTGCTCCGGGTCGAAGGGATTGAAGGATGGGTAGCCCCAGTGGCCGTGGTACCAGCCGGGGTGCATCTGGAGGAGCCCGGCGCAGGCCGACGAGGTATTCAGGGCGTTCTGCCGGCCGCTCGATTCGCGCATGATCACGTAGGCCAGCGTCGAGAGCGAGGACTCCGGCCAGCCGACCCAGCGCGCCAGCGGCATCCAGCGCACGCCGCTTGAGGAGCCGCCGGGATGGGTCATCTGGAACCTCAGTCGATTGAACAGTCGTTCAAGTTGTCCCCGCTGCTTGATCCACAGGCTGCGCTTGTCGAGCCATACCTGAGCCGAAGCGGTAGCCAGTGGTCGTGGCGCCACTCGTACCAGTGGCCGTTTACCAAAGCATGCTCGGGCCCTGGCGTAGCGCTTGTACACCTTGACCGTGCGGGCACGGGAGTTGAGACAGAACCTGCGGAGCCTGGCGTCGGAGGGGACGTCGGTCGGATCGGGAGAGGGACTGAGTGACGGGCTTGGGGAAGGCGAAGGAGGACTCTCACCGAGAGCACCAGCGCCGCCCACGAGCACAACCCCGACAAGTACCAGAACGCTGATCGTCGTGAGAATCGCATATCTCATACGCCTGCCTTCCATGAGTTGAAGTGCTCGAGCGATGATCGTCGTACTTTACCATGCATGGTTATGCGGAAGTGACACCGGGCGCAGATGTCATCCTCTGCCTCGAACCCACCGACCCTGTGGGAGCAGACGTTGAGCACCTGCTTGCACTGTCGGCAGAGGAATCGGGCCTCGCAGTCCTGGTCGCAGGCCGTACAGGCGCTCACTGGTGTTTCATCCCGTTGAGGAGCGATGCGATGAGCACGCCTGTCCTGTGGGCGTCGTCAAGGTGACGCTCGAGTTGCCGCCGCTCGGATGGCTTCTCGGCCTCCCAGAGCATGTTCTGTAACTTGATTCGGACGGCGATGATCATCGACTGGAGGCGCAGGACGCTGCCGGCGTCCGCCGCCGCCGCTCCGTCTGGTGACTTCCACTCGCCAACCCCGTAGGAATCGAGATCGAAGACCGGACTCATCGGCGGGCCAGATGCCAGGCGCGAGACTTCACGCTCACGACGTACCGGACGATGCGTGTCTGCTCCGTAGCGTGCTCCGATGCGCCGTTACGGGCGTCGAACTTGTCGTGGCAACCACGGCAGAGCGGGACGATCTCCTCCAGTCTCCAGCCGGCGTTCGCCCCTCCCATCCCACGGTGTTTCAGGTGGCAGGGCTCGCACGGTACGCTGCCGCACACCAGGCACTCCTCATCCCTACAGAGCAGGGTCATCTTCCTGTGGTCAGACGGCAATGGTCCCCTCCTTCATGGCTTTCTCGCACTCGGAGCAGATGACCCTCCCTGGGTGCGGCCGGCGCAGTTCCTTCAGGTCTCCGCAGCAGATGCAGATGTGGAAGTGCTTGCCGCAGTAGGAAAGTCCCGGTTCGGGTTCATGGGCGAAGCAGTAGGGTCCGGGGTTGCCACGGGCGAGGACGGTGGTACACCCCGGGTGGGCACAGACGCGCTTCATGAGCACACCGGACAGTGCCGGTTCGCCGTGCCGTCGCCGTCGAAGACCATCTCCGCTTCGCACACCGGGCAGAGATCGCGCCGGGGGGCCGGCGGCGTGAGCTCCCGCTTGCCGTTGCCGTTGCGGGAGAACCACGGCGAGTTCGGCGGCGGTGGACCTGTCGCCCACTCCTCGTAGTAGGAGCGCTGACCGCCGACGAAGTTCTCAGCGCGAACGGTGAACGCGAGCGCATCGACGGCAGCTACATAGTGGCGCTCGGCAGCGAGGATGCGCGTGCGCTCCTCTCCTGACGCTGCGAGGAAGCGCTGCTGCGCCAGCTTCCGCGCTCCGCCGGTAGGCCAGAGCGGCCAGAACTCGGTACTGAAGACGGTCTCAGGTTTCGGTGTTCGCGCACAACGCTCTTGTTCTTGATCTTTCTCTTTCTCTTTCTCTTTCTTATTCTTAGGAGGGGGACTTTCGGGGGATTCCCCGGGGAATCCCCGGGACTCGGATGCATTTTGCAGGGATTTCTTGTTGCGGTTCTTTCCACTGGCTTTGTCATGGAAGTAGGCACCTGAGTAGTGCATCCAGTTGTGGATAACTCGCCCGTCCAGGAACCCGCTGTCCTTCATCGCCTTGACGAGTTCTCCGGCGTCACCTTCCCAGCCGGCGGCGTCGGCGATGTCCTGGTTGGTGAAGCGGGTGAGGTCGCCGTCCTGGGCGTAGGTCGATGCCCACGACCAGAGACAGATGAGTGACCCGACCACGGTGTTTCGATCCGCTCCCAGTGCGCGACAGAGGCGGGTCGTCTTGGGGTGACGGGGAAGATCGTCGTAGACCTTGAGCCAGGGACTCATTCGGTGCGCGTCCAGCGGTCGACTGCCGCTTCGCGTGTCTTGAACGGGATACCGTAGTCGCGCTTGCAGAGTCGGGCGAGCGTGCTCGTCAGGTGGTCGTTGAACACGACCGGGCTGCCGGGCTTGCGCGTCAGCAGTCCCGAACGGCGCACCATGTGGCCGCAGAAGTCTGCCGATGGCGGGATGCCGTGCTTCATGTCGTTGGTGGCGACGCTCAGGAAGTAGGCGAACGCATCTGGGTTCTTTGCCCGCCAGTCGAGAGCGTCGGCGAGCGGGTCGACGCCGTGCGCTACGGTTTCTTCAGGGGTGGTAGACTTACTCAAGGGTGACCTCCTATCCAGGTCATTCGCGGGAGCCGCCACGCCGGGCGGCTTTCGCTTTGTTTGGGTCTACTATCTTACACCTTGAACCCAAGGGCTACTAGGGTGAAGTCGCGCGCCACGCCGCTCTTCACCATGCTTCCGGAGAAGCGGTAGAGACGCCAGCCGGCGAGCGTGGCTGCATTGTACTTCTCGATGTCTGCCTCGAAGCCTTGCCCCCTGACGTGTCGGCCACCACTCCATACTCCACCTTCGATCTCGACTGCTACCATCCAGTCAGGCCAGGCGAAGTCGAACTGCCACTTCTTCCCAGGGTGAAAGCGCAGTTGACGAACGGGAGTAGGACAGTCCTTCTCGCGAAGGTGCTGGGCGAAGAGTTCCTCGAGGAGTGACTTGGCACCCAGTTTGGGAAGATCATCGTGGTTCACTTGGCCTCCTCGGCCCGTGCGCGGAGGTCGGCGAACCAGCGCATGTATCCAGCCGTCTTCGGAGTCGGATCGTCGTACTCGCGCTCCAGCATCCGGTCCCTGAGCGCCACCTCGGCCTCTGCATTATCCAGTTCCTCGCGCAAGTAGAGATTGTCTGAGACGAGTCGAGTGTTGGCTTGCTTGAGGTTCGGACGCTCGCCAGAAACTGCATCCTCGTACGCACGGCATCGCGCCTCGGCCTGCTCCAGCTTCCGCGCCAGTACCACAAGCTGCGAGCCGATGTCTCCTGACGAGCCATCGAACACGGCTTCGGGATAGATGTCGTTCAGGATGGTGAGCAGGCCGCCCCAAGACTTCGGTACGCACTCATCTTCCAGTTCCTCGACACGGGCGGGCGGTACGTAGCAATCACAGTACGGGTCACCGCCGCAGCCATCTGCTCTCAGCCGCTTAACCTCGGCACGGGCTTCACGCTTCTCAAGTGCCACCAGTTCGAGGCTGAGTTTCAGGTCCGCCACCTCGGCCTCCAGTTCGGCGATGGCGGCGTCGGCAAGATGTACGAGAACATGGTCGTCTGATTCGCTCGTGGCCTGTGCCAATGCCTTCCGGTACTCCTCAAGTGCGCTCACGATTCTCCCCCTTCCTCGGCGCGGGCGTCGTCTTCATCCCTGCCCCCATACCCAGACACATCTTCGGCCTCCTGCACGAGGTCAGGAACATACGCTCCCCAGCCGATGAATGGGATGACCTTGTGCATGGTCGCCTTCAGCAGCGCCACCTCGGCCTCGGCCTGCTCAGCACGGGTACGCTGAATCTGCTCCTCGCCCATCCACGCATCCTCTCTGGCCTCGGCCTGCTCGGCACGCTTAGCCAGTTCGACGTTGGCCGTTGCGAGTGCCTGTTGGTTGAGGAGCGCGGCCTCAAGTTCGGCGATGCGGTCGCACAGAGCACCAATCGCTTGCTCGGCGCTGCCAGCGCTCGTTGCTCCGGGACTGACGCCGACGAACGGCGTACATCCTTGGTGGTAACGGTGTCCATTCAGCCACACCGTGGCCGAACCACAGATGAGCATGCCGCAGGCGTGGCATGCATAGAGGGTGGCGGTGTTCATCACTCCTCCGCCTCCGGGGCTGGGCGGGTGGCGTAGCGGTTGCAGCAGAAGTCGTCGGGGTCGGGACACTCGCGCAACTCGGTCACGCCGCTGCACTCGTAGTTGCCGAGGAACGCTTTATACCAGCGGCAGGACACGCATCGCTTCGCCCGCTCCGCAGCGAGGGCGGCCTCAGCCTGCTCGGCGCGTTGTTCTGCCTCGGCACGGTCGTCTTGCAGTAGGCGCAGCTTCGGACGCCAGTAGTCGTCGTCCTTCGCCATAAGCGCGTTGTCCAACTCCTCGACGCGGGCGGTCAGCGCGTCGATGTAGGGCTCCACGATGTCTGGGACGATGCTCGCTCCACGGCCACGCTCTGAGCGCAGGAATGACATGCACTCCTCCCGCGCCGTATCCAGTGCGGTCACGACTCACTCCCTTCCTCGCTGGCGGTCCAGTCCCAGAACGCGAGCACGAGGCGGAACAGTATCAATGGAATGCCCATCACGATGAAGATTCTCAGCAGCGTCGGCAGGGCATACCAGAGGTCACTCATCACTCGCCCCCTTCCTCGGCGCGGGCGCGGATGCGCGAGTAGACGTGGAATGCGTCACTTCCGGTTCTTGTCCGATGCGCTGCTACCACCACGCCATCGGGAAACGTCGTGGCGAAGCAGTAGGTATTCCCGTAGCTGACACGGCCGTGGGCAACTACCAGTCGCACGTAGTCAAGGGCGATGAGGTCGGTCACGTCATCCGCGACAGTGATTGTGATACGCCTGTTCACTCCTCGCCCCCTTCCTCGGCGCGGGCGCGGAGGTCGGCCTTGATTTCTGAATCGGTGCGGGTGTCTATCTCGACCTCACGCTCCGCAAGCGCCGTGTCCAGCATCCATGTCAGCACCGCCACCTCGGCCTCAAGCTCCGCGATGTAGGCGTCTGCAGCACGGTCCTTGCCTGGGCCGCGATACTGCCTATATCGCCTCCACTCCTCCCGCGCTGTGCTGAGGTCAGTCATCACTCCTCCTCCGGGGCCGGGCGGGTGGCGTCGACGGCTTCTGCAATCGACCGCATCCCACCAGCGCAGTCGAACTCGCTGCCGAGTTCGTGGTAGAAGCGAACCGCCATCATGGCCGTGAGCCACACTGGTTCCATCTGCTCCACACGCGCCCGCTCCGCAGCCAGCGTGGCCTCGGCGCGGGCGCTTTCACAGACCCAGCAAGGGCATCCCTTCGGGTGCGTGTCTAGGACGACGTTCCGCATCTCTGCCAGCGCGGCCCGGAGCCTATCAATCTCCAGCCTGTAGTCCTCCATCGCCTCGGGCTTGTTCTGTCGATACCACTCGTCGCGCTTGAGCGCGGCCTCGGCCTGCTCCAGTTTCTGCGCCAGTTCCCACCGCCCTGGAACGTCGGCGAGACAGGCATCGGCGCGGGCGTTGGCCTCGCGCAGCCTCAAGTCAGCCTCAACTAGTTCCTGCTCCTGCTTGCCGATGATGCGCTGGAGGTCTGCAATCCGCTCCCGGTCCCGCTCCCGCCGGGAACGGCACTCGTCGTAGAGAGCCTTGTAGTCAGTCATCCCCGCCCCTTTCCACGAGCGGCCCCACTTCGCCGTTGAGGTAACGGGCGAGGAGGTCGGATTGGGCGTCCCAAGCGGCGTCCCCAGCGGCGGCCCAAGCGGCGACCCAAGCGGCGTCCCGAGCGGCGGCACCAGCGGCGGCCCCAGCGGCGGCCCGAGCGGCGGCACCAGCGGCGACCCCAGCGGCGTCCCGAGCGGCGGCCCACTCCTCGCCGTATTCAGCATACGCGACGCATACATCGAGAACGGCGTGCGTCAGTTCCGGGTCTTCCGTCAAGTGCGCCACCTGCCTCGCGCAGTCGACTGCGAACAGCCGTAGGTTCGTCTCGTTGTACGCCTCCACCGGGAACAGCAGCCGGATGGTCCCAGACGCGCACTTGTCATCGCCGCGAACCGTCTCGCCGTCGGGCTCGATGACGTAGCAGGTTTCGCCGAGGTGACGGAGCAGTTGCAACTCACCGTCGCACCAGTGATAGCCGGACTCGCACAGCCTCGGCTTCACAGGCGGCAGCCACTCACCCGGCGTCCACGTCCCGTCTGCGTTCTGGGTCGGCATGTAGTCGGAGTAGTCACCGTGACCGTAGGCCCCGGCGGTGCCGTTGAAGGTCTTGTAGTCAGTCATCCCCGCCCCTTTCCACGAGCGGTCCCACCGCGCCGTTGAGGTAGCGGGCGAGGAGGGCGGCCTGAGCGGCGGCCCCAGCGGCGGCCCCAGCGGCGTCCCAAACGGTGGCCCGAGCGGCGTCCCAAACGGTGGCCACAGCGGCGGCCCAAGCGGCGTCCCAAACGGTGGCCAGATCGGTGGCCCGAGCGGCGTCCCCAGCGGCGGCCCCAGCGGCGTCCCAAGCGGTGGCCAGAGCGGCGTCCCGAGCGGCGGCCCACTCCTCGCCGTATTCAGCATACGCGACGCATACATCGAGAACGGCGTGCGTCAGTTCCGGGTCTTCCGTCAAGTGCGCCACCTGCCTCGCGCAGTCGACTGCG